ACACCAGCGTCAAAAAGACTTGGTAAGCTGCCTATCTGGTGCGTTTGGCAGCCTAAATTCCAACAGCAGCAGTTCAGCTCTTTTCGATCTTTGCATCGACTCTGAGTCTGGCGACACTCCAACATCACTAAGCCCACGCACTGTGGCTAAGGCTCGTGCGCTGTTAGGTGATCAAGGAGATAAGCTATCAGCAGTAGCTATCCACAGCAACGTATATTACGATCTCGTTGAGCGCAACGCGATTCAATACGTATCCACTGATGATGCACGCGGCACATCTACCACCCAATCTGGTGGTGATCTGACCAATGCATTTGGTAATCCAGAAGTCCCAACATTTATGGGCTTACGGGTGATTGTCTCAGATGACGTACAGTCTGTAGGGTCTGGATCCAGTACTGAGTACGGCTCGTTCTTCTTCACATCCGGTGCCGTTGCATCTGGTGAGCAGATGGCGATGTCAACAGAGGTGGATAGGGACATCCTCGCGAAGTCCGATGCAATGTCGATCGATCTTCATTATGTCTACCATCCGGTGGGCCTTAAGTGGGGCTCGGCTACTGCCAACCCAACACGCGCACAGCTAGAGACTGTGGGCAACTGGTCCAAAGTGTACGAAACCAAGAACGTTGGAATCGTACGGGCCACCAACGTCAGCCATCAGGATTGAGGTAACTAACAATGGCATCAATCTTTGAGGCGACTGCTGGCAGCCTCGTCGGTCCTACCGGCGGCGGTACTGTCACCCAGGCCACTAGCAAGGCCACTGCTGTGACTCTCAATGCAGAGTCCGGTCAGATCACCCTCGATGATGCCGCACTCGCGGCGGCAGCTGAGGTGACTTTTCAAGTCAACAATGACAAGATCACAGCCACCGATGTGGTGGTGGTCAATCACGGTTCGGCTGGCACTGCTGGGTCTTACCTAGTACAAGCCAACTCGATCGCAGCTGGATCATTTAAGGTCACAGTTGCAAACGTGTCCGCCGGTTCACTCGGTGAGGCAATCGTGGTCAATTATGTAGCTCTGAAGGGCGCAAGCTCCTGATGGGTCTATTCGCTTTTAGGCGGATGCAGACACGAGAGGCTGCTGCGAAAGCGGCGGCCTCCGTTCCTGTAAAAAAGAAAAACAAGCCATCAAAACCAAAGCACCATGGCGATATCGATCAACGCAACAGCGGGCGAGGCAACCGCCAACAGCTACCTGACGCTGACTGATGCACAGGCGATCATTGATGGCCTAATCGAGGATGACGATATTACGGCGTGGGCTTCCGCCACCACAGATCAAAAGAATAGGGCTCTCTATACTGCAGCACAGCGGATCGACCGCGAACGCTTCTTAGGTGCACGAGCAACAGACACTCAGGCGATGCAGTGGCCAAGAACAGGCGTGCGTAAGCCGGACACCTACATCAACACCTACGCTGTTGGATTCCCGTTCCGTATTACGACAGATTACTTTACAGACACTGAAATTCCAGATCAGGTCAAGAAAGCTCAAGCTGTCCTGGCTGCATACCTAAACAACAATAAAGATGGTCTGGGCCTAAGTGGGCTTGAGGATTACAAAGCTGTGACCGTTGGCAGCATTAGCGTGACTCCAGATAAAACTGGTGCTGTCGGTGCTGATCGCATTCCGCCGATTGTTGAGCGCTACTTCACAGGGCTTAGAATAAGTGGGCCAGGTAACATTGCTGTTAAGCGGAGCTGATCATGGGCTATACCTATCCCGGTGCAGAATTTATTGACGACACAGCTGCCCACACCGGTCGTTTTGGCAAAGTGGTGGCCTTAGAAGATTCTGTGATTGCTACCTTGGTTGCTGAGGATATCACAGGCAACACGCTGTCATCCATTGCTTTAAGTGGCTCAGCCGAGATCTGTGGTGTCATCACCAGTGTGACTCTGACCAGTGGCACCGTAATCGCATATCGGCTCTAGTCATGTCAAAAGGATTCGGACTGGGCGATCTAGGAATCGATTATACCGTTGGTGCTGAGGTCATTACTGACACTGCGGCCCATACTGGTCGGTTTAAACATATCGATTTCTACGAAAATTCGCATATCACGTCTTTGGTCACAGAAAACTACACTGGCAATTCTCTGGACGGTGAGACGATCCCAGCGGGTTTTCACGTCGTCGGGGTTTTCACTAGTATCCAGCTCCAGAATGGAGCATGTATTGCTTATCGCATCTAATGGGTCTTGCTAGTTCACTGCGTAAAGTCGCCAACAAAACGGTGCAAAAGCTAGGTGGTGATATCACCTACCGGCGGATTGTGGCCAGCAGTTACGACACTTCGTCTGGGGCCATCAGCGAGTCAATCACTTCGTCCATCATCAAAGGCGTAATCGAGGATGTGAATACGTCTGAGGTCAGTGATTTGATTAAAAGCACAGACAAGCGATTGACGATTGCTGCGGCTGCATTAAATTCTGCCCCAAGCACCAGGGATGAAGTACAGATAGCAGGCAGCATTCATCAGATCATTCAGATTCAGTCCATTGAGCAAGATAATCAGAATATTTCACACATCCTGATCCTGAGGTCTTAAGCATGCGCACTATACGTTTTGATCAGATTGATGAATACGTGCGGCAGAATGTCATTGATCTAGTGGCTGCAACTGCGCTAGAAGCAGAGAGGCGACTCAAAGAAGCCAGCCCAATCGATACCGGTACTTTTAAACGTAACTGGCAGAACGATGTTGGCATCAAAAAATATTCTGCGTCTATTTCCAATAATTTGCCTTATGCCGAGCGGTTAGCGAATGGGTGGTCTAAGCAAGCGCCATCAGGCTGGGTACAAACGATATCAAAGGATATGCAGCTTTATGCTGAAAGACAAGCACGCAGCATCGAGGCTTCTGACTGATGGCAAGCACTTTTAATGATGTCAGGGGTGCCATTGAAGGCCGGGTTGCTACCGAGATGGCATTGTCGCCAAGCTATCAAGTAAGTTATCAGAACGTACCTTTCACGGCACCAAGCGATACACCTTGGGTCAGCGTAGCAATCAGATTTGGCGATAATGCGTACGCAACTCTGATGGCTCCAGCCGCAGGCAAAAACCGGCAAGTCGGCACAGTCGTCATTGATGTATACACGCAAGTGGGAATTGGGGCTGGCAGCAATTTTACGATTGCAGAACGTTTAAAGAATCTGTTCGACAGGCAAACCGTAAGTGGCATTATTTTTGATGCTGCCTCTGGGCCTGCACAGGTTCTGCCGTCTTCACCTGAAGGGCATTACCAGACGCAGATTACAATAACTTTTGAAGCTTATCTAGAATAAGCGTAAAGCCTACTGCCGCTAACACGCCATGGCCACCACGTTATCCGGTACGTCCGGCGCTCTTTACTACAAGCCTGCTGGCACTGACAGCACGTTTAAAGCCGCAAACGTCACTAACGCCAGCAACACTATTGCTGTTGGCGCTTTTTTAAATTTCAAAGTTAATGACAAGGTTTCATTTGGGACTGGTACAGGCGGCACTCTGCCTGGTGGTTTAGCTGCGGGCACCCCTGTCTTTGTCCGGTCCTATACAGCTTCAACCGGCGCAGCAACTTTTGCCGCAACTGCAGGCGGCTCTGAGCTGGCCCTTAGTAATGACGGCACTGATGGCACCACGCCTTTTACCATCAAATACTCTGATTTTGATGCGGTTGGAGATGTTCGAGAATGGAGTTTTGAGATTACAAGAGACGAGTACGACGTCACAACAATTGGGCAGACTCTTGGCCAGTTTGCGCCTTTCAAAACTTATATAACTGGTTTTGCTGATGGTTCAGGCAATGCTACTATCTACACAACAGATGATGACACCACGATCGCCTCTCGTTTGGTCGAAGACGTAATTCAGCGTCAACAATCTGGTGTTCAGTTTAAGCTCTACATTGATCGTGTTGTAAATTCTGGGACTGTCGATGAATCAGCAAGCCGATCGATCTCCCTGGAGGCCGTGCTGACGTCTGCCAGTTTCTCAGTTACGCCCGATGACGCGCAATCAATCGAGGTTGCATTCCGACCGTCTGCTGTACCTACTTTCGATTTCAGCAAATCTGCATAATATGCATTAATTGGAACGGCCTCTGATCTTGCATCAGGGGCTATTCCATGTTTATTATTAATAAAGTCATAGTATCAGAATTC